TGCACAGTCAGAAAACGATAAAATGTTTTTCAATGTTTTGTCATCTGTCGCAACATTTATTACTGGAACACTTGCTGGTATATTAATTGGTAGAGATGGTGCTAAAGACATTATGGCTGCACAAATACAAAATAAAGAAGTAGATGCTAAAAATACTCAGGCAGATAAAAAATTAGAGGCAGAGATTGATGCAACAGCAGCACGATTGGCTGCTAAACCAGATGGTGCAATGCCAGAGGAACAACCAGTTGATACAGATTGGGATAAATAAAATGGCAGAACAAGGCTCAGCAGAACGTTTAATTGAAGTTGCAAAAGCAGAAATTGGGGTCATTGAAGGTCCTAAAGATAATGAAACCAAGTATGGTGCTTTTATGAAAGCAAACTTCCAACCATGGTGCGGAAGTTTCGTAAATTGGTGCGGGTCAGAATCTGGCGTAAAAATTCCTAATACTGTGTACACTCCTAGCGGTGCAGCAGCATTTAAAAAGGCTGGTCAATGGATTGATGTTGATATAGCAGATCCAGAACCAGGAGATATAGCGTATTTTGATTTCCCCTCAGATGGCGTTGATCGTATTAGTCACGTAGGTATTGTTGTAAAAGATAATGAAGATGGAACTGTTTGGTGTATTGAAGGAAATACTTCTTCAAAAAAGTCTGGAAGCCAAAGAAATGGTGGAGAAGTTTGCAAACAGTTACGTGCCTATAAGAAAAATAAGGCTGGAGTAATGATTTCAATCGTTGGTTTTGGTCGTCCAAAATTTGGAGCAACAAAAACAGCAGCCCCTTCTGCTGCTAAAAAATCTCAAACCAAAGCAAAAACCTGCCCATCTTGCGGTCAAAATATAAAATAACCTGCTTGACCTTCTAAAGTTTTGCTGGTATACTAAATATACCGCATTCTGGAGGGGTATCGTTGTGACTTGTATTGCTGTAGTTAGACAAGATGATAAAGTTTATATGGCAGGTGATCGTGGTGCATCTGATGATGGAACCATTCTTGCACTTGATGCTCCAAAGGTTTGGAAAATTGGTCCATATTTAATTGGATATGCTGGATCAATGGACGGAGAAAGAATCCGTTATAATTTTAAGCCAACTGCGCCTAATATTAAAGACACTGATAAATTTATGCAGACTAAATTTATTAAAGAACTTAGAGAATTTTATAATGATTTTTGGGTTGATACATCAAAAGAAGGAGATCTTGGTTTAATTATTGCTGTTCGTGGACAGATATATGAGCATAGTTCTGTAGATATGTCTTTATCTAAATATACGATTGATTATTTGGCAATGGGTTCTGGGTCTGAGTATGCATACGGAGTGCTATATGCAACAGATAAACAAAAAAATGCAAGGAATAGAGTTGTATCTGCAGTAAATGCAGCAATTAAATTTAATCCATCTTGTATGGGGCCAGTTGACGTAGTAAGCATTTAATAGTATATTTATAATATGATAATTAATCAAAATAGTAATTTAGTAGTTCCAGAAAAAACAATTATCTTTTTTCCAATAATTCCAGATGAAGGTGTTAAAAGTTTTGACTTAAAAGATGTTGAACTATTTTTAAAACCATTAAATACTTCTCATAAAAGAGAATGGTTTGATCCTCATTTTTATAAATGCTTGCCATTATCAATTGGTAATATGCAGGGATTTGTTTTTAGTTTGCCATACACAATTAGTGTTGTATGGAATGGAGGAAATAAAACAGAAGATATTGAAATAGTATTTCATGATGATTTTAAACCTTATGAAGGTTATAACTTTATAAATCCTACTAGCGAATTTGGAAACGGAATACTCACAATTCATTTTCCACTTACATTAAAGACACCTCCTGGAATAAATTTAATGACAATTGCACCACCAAATTTTCCCCTACCTGGATTAAGTCCAATGACTGGAGTTATAGAGTCAGATAACATTAGATTTTCTTTTACACTTAATATAAAAATAGACCTTCCAAATACAGAAATAATAATAGTGCCAAATTATCCATTAGTTGGCTTATTGCCCATTCCTAGATATTTTTGTGATTCTTTTAAATTAGAAAATGCTTATAATATTTTTGAAGAAAAAATAATAAAAGATGAAATAAATATTGTTAGAAAAAATACAGATTCCAGGGAAAAACAAATTAAAGAAAGTTCCGTTTCCGACGGATTATATTTTTCGGGAAAAGATATAGATGGAAATAAGTTTAAAGATCATCAACTGCCTAAAAAAAATAAAGTTTGACTTTTAGACATTGTATTGGTATACTTATAATATGGAAGAGTTTGAAGAAATATTAAAAGATATTCAAAACAAAGAGTCGGAAGACAAAGAGTTTGAAATCTGGATTAATAACGGAATTGAGCGGGGATGGATAACAGAACCGTTCTGTAATACTCATGATGGAGATCCATACATGAGTCAAGAAGAGCAAGAAGAGTGGGAATCAGGTGGAGACCCATGTCAAGTTGTATTTAAAATAAAGGAGTAATAAAATGAAAACAAAAGTATCTTTAATTATTATTGGTTTAATATCATCTTTAATTTCTGTAGTTGGCATTTCTTCTGCAAATGCAGAATGCAGTGCAGCAGATCCATGCGGTACTTGGGCTATGTTAGATCAACAAGGAACTGTTACAAATATAATTGTTTGTCAAGCATCCGTTTGTGGTAGTGGAACATGGGCAGGACAAACTGTTGTGCCACAAGTTGCACCTAATCCAGTAACAAATGACACAACTGGTGTAGGTGGTTACTGGGGTACCTATGATTCAAATACCAGAGAGTTTACCGTTGACCGAAGTGGTCCTAATCAAACTCCAGAACAAACTCAGATAAATACTGAAACTAGTATAGAGACAAATTCTGAAGGTGCAGTGTTATCAACTACTATAATTGAAACTACAACTCCAAGTGTGTCAAAAATATTTAAATATGAGGACACTATAAAAAATCCAAACGACTTTGATCAAAATGGTAAAAGAATTAACAGTTCTGATCAAACATTTTTAAAAGATAAACAACCTTCTAATAACTCTATGGCATCTATTAAATTAACAAAAAAATCTATACAAAATGAAATGGAAAGAGTTAGAATTGAGAACATGTCTTTGCTTAGTCGTATAACTGAAGAAGAACTAAGTGAAACAGCAATAGCAGATAATAAAACTCTTATTATTGAAAATATTATCTCTGTTGTGCGTTTGCTAAATTCTTGGATTAAAACAATTATTAAATAATTTAATTATTTTTATTACAGGAATAACTTGATTGTATAGAATTGTTTTATAAAAAATAAAGACTATATCTTTAAGTGCTTAGTATATACGCAAAAAAGTGGTAGCCAAGTTGGTTAAGGCACCGATTTTTATAATTCGGATATCGTAGGTTCAAGTCCTATCCACTTTACTTTATATTATGATATAATTATTTTGTACCTGCCAAAAGGGGGTACATTAACTTATTCGCTTGAAAGGGGAATAAAATGGTAACAAACCTAACTATGGATCTATTCAATGATCCTTTTTTTATTGGCTGGAATAGAGAGTTAGCCAGACTTAATAATGCACATAGAACAAACTCTCAATCTTATCCTCCATATGATCTTCTTAAACTAGATGAAGATACATATAAACTATCTCTCGCAGTAGCAGGATTTTCAAAAGATGACATTGATGTTTCTGTTGATAATGGATCTCTTGTTATTAAGGGAGAACTTGTAGAAGTAACAGACGCTGAAGTTGTTCATAAAGGCATTGCTGGTCGTAAGTTTACCCGCACATTTGCTCTTGGTGAATATATGGAAGTAACTGGTGCTGAACTTAAAGACGGTATGCTAACAATTAATATTGATAGAATCGTTCCAGAAGAAAAGAAACCCAAAACAATAAAAATCAAATAACTTTCAGGACGCTACCTGGGACAACCTGAGCAAGTTGTAAAAAGGCTTTTTTTCTGATACACTAGTATTTAAAGAGTAAGGAATATAATGCCAGTCTATGATTATAAATGCAATTTATGTTCTTCTATTATTGAATTTAAAAGAGAATTTGGTGAAGACAGAGAGCCATCATGTTGCAATCAAGTAATGCAAAGACAGTGGTCATCTCCAGGAGTTTTATTTAATGGTTCTGGATTTTATTCTACAGACAACAGAAAGTAGCGGTATACTATGAATACAATGATTACAGAACAAGTTGTAAATAAAGAATGGGTTCTTAGCGCAATTGATCGTTGCGATTCTTGTGCAGCAGAGGCTCTTGTAAAAGTAACTGGACTAACTGGAGAACTAATGTTTTGTGGTCATCACTATAATAAAATTATAGATAATCCAGAAGGGTATGCAAAAATAATGTCTTTTATGCTTACTATTATTGATGAACGTGAAAAACTAATTGAAGACAAGGCGAAAGGTAAAGATTACTAATGTATGAGTATTTTGTTAAAGAAGTAAAAAATGTTGTTGATGGAGATACAATTGATGTTGTAATTGATTTAGGGTTTGATATATTGTTTGCCTCTCGTGTTCGTCTTGCTGGAATTGATACACCAGAATCACGCACAACAGACAAGGCTGAAAAGGCTCTTGGTATTGAATCAAAAGATTATTTAAAAAAACATCTTAAAGATGCTAAGTCAGTAGTTATTAAAACAGAAAAGATGAACTCTTCAGAAAAGTTTGGTCGTATTCTAGGTTGGGTATATGTAAACGGAGACACAGAGTCTGTTAATGATAAGATGATTAATGATGGATATGCATGGGGCTATCTTGGTGACACTAAAATTAAAGACTTTGAAGCATTAAAAAAGGCTAGAGCAAAGTCTGGAAAATGAAACACGTATTTTATTTTACAGCAGACTGGTGCGGTCCTTGTAAAAAAGTTCGCCCTATCGTTGAAGAGTTAACTAAAGATGGGTATTCTTTTCAAATTATAGACGTTGATATTGAAAAAGAACTTGTTAAAAAGTTTGAGATTTCTTCAGTGCCAACATTTATATTGTTTAAAAATGAAAAGTCTATTAAACGCACTTCTGGATCACAAACAAAAAATCAATTAGAAGACTTTATAAATAATGAGTGATGAAGAATTAATAGAAGACCTTATTTTAAAGGGTGGAATTCAGGCTGCTGGAGTTGATTCTCAAACTGGAGAGTTGCTTTATGCTTTTACTCCTAAAATTAAAGAACTTATGCCAGAACTATATGAAAATCATATTTCAAGCGTCAATACTGAGGTTATGGGGCTTTGGGAAAAAGGGTATATAAACATTGATCTATTTGAAAAAGACCCAATAATAACCCTATCGGAAAAAGCATTAAATAAAGAAGAAATTAATAAACTTTCAGCAAAAGACCAATGGTCCTTGCATGAAATTAAACGTCTATTGATATCTCCTAAAGAAGAACTCTGATATAATCAGTATATAACCTAGGAGGTTTGCTATGCCATATAAAGTTGGAGCCAAAGGCTCATTCGGATGTTCTGGATACCCAGCACTAAAAGAGGGTACCAATGAAGTTATAGGATGCCACCAGACAAGGGCAGAAGCAGCAGCACAAATTTATGCAATCAATCGCTCTGAAGGTAACATAGGAAAAAGTATGCATGAAATTAAAGAAGGCGATTTTGTAATGTATATGGGCGAAGATGATAAAAATATGGTTGGTCGTGTTGAGTACGTAATGACTAATCCA